TCATCGGAGAAGATGGTCCGGGGGCGGTTGTCGTTGGCATAGCCATGCTCAACCTCGCAGTGCGAACAGACGCCCTTCTCATTGGGATGCGGGCCGCCACACTCGGCGCAGGTCGTGAAATAGGCGCGCTTCATGACTGCACCACCTCCACCTTGACGAACTCCCCACCCTTGAGAACCCACTGGCCCACCTTCTTGGGCGTAGGCTGGAAGGGCTTGGGCGCGGGGTGTTTTCGGGGCGGGGTCATTGCTTCCTCATTTCCGCCATGGCGGCGTTGTATCGAGCCAGATCAGAATGAACCCGCGCGGCTTGGGATGCGGCTTCCATGTCGACATCATCAGCCTCTCCGGTGCCGCAGCATTCCGGACAGGAGATTTCGTAGAGACGCTTGCCGAACTTGTTGTGGATCGGATAAGTCGCCCGCCCCTCACACACTTCGCAGTCCATAATCCTTACCCCGCCGCTATCAGCTTGCGCCGTCGCGGCGGGGCCTCCTTGGTGAATGGTTAGGCGGCGGCCGGATCGGCGGTCTTCGCGCGCGGGATCAGGCGGCCGGTCTTGGGGTCGCGAAGCTGGCCGTTGGCGCGCCAGTGGGCCAGTTCGGCTTCCTGTGCGGCAACCCTGTCCTGCATCTTGTCCAACTGCCGGCGCAGGTGACGGGCCTCGCCATCCATGCTCTCAGCCATGCGGCGCTTGTTGTCGGTCTGCACGCCGATCTGCCGGCGAAACTCCGCCACCACCGCCTTGTGCTTCTTCACGCTCATCAGTCCGAACATGCTTGTTCTCCTCTAGGCCGCGCGAGCGGCGTTAAAACGGGACTTCATCGTCAAGGTCATCATCGAAGGCGCCGCTGGACTGGCTGCCAAAGCCGCCGCGCTCTTGCTCGGAACGGCGATAGTCACCGCTGCCCTGCGAGCCTGCACCGCCGCCCCAGCCATCATCCGACTGGCGATTGCCACCGCCCTGGGCGCCGTCCAGCATGACCAGAACAGCGCGCGGGCCGTTCAGCACGATCTCTGTCGTGTATCGGTCGTTGCCGCTCTGATCCTGCCATTTGCGGGTGCGAAGCTGGCCCTCGATGTAGACCTTGCTGCCTTTGCGCAGATACCGTTCGACCACGCCGACCAGCCCCTCGGACTGCACCGAGACGCTATGCCATTCAGTGCGCTCCTTGCGCTCGCCAGACTGCCGGTCCTTCCAGCTTTCGGAGGTGGCAAGGCGCAGGTTCGCGATCTTGCCGCCATTCTGGAAGGACTTGGTTTCCGGGTCGGCGCCCAGATTGCCGATCAGGCAGACCTTGTTCAGGGAGGCCATTACGCTGCCGCCGCCATCGCATTGGTTTCGTCACGGACGCGCTTGGCGATCTCGTCCTCGTCGGCGCCATTGAAGGCCTCGCCGCGCTGCTCATCCGCCGGTCCTTCATTGGCGAAAGGGTCGTCATCGGACTGAGCCGCCGCCTTGTCGGCATCCGCCGCGATCTGCTGAATTTCGTCCATGATCGGACGCAGCATCGGCCGGGCCGCCTTGCCATCGTCCGTCGCCCACCAGGTCTTGAAGGCATCCGATCCGGCGCGCGCCTTCTCGCGGGCGAAGTCCATCATTTCCTTCTGGCGCTGCGCCTCGCCCTCGCCCTTGGCCCATTCCGCCATCGCGGCGCCGGTCATTTCGCCCATCGGGCGGCGCGGGTCGAACAGATTCTTGAACTGGTCGGACACCTTGATCTGATGAACCGGGCAGCCGGGGGCGGCGGGATCGAGAATGATCATCGCCGTCATTTCGAACATCAGGTCGCCATCGCTCGCCGGATCCCACGGAACGTCCTTGCGCCTGGTCTTGGTGGCGCGCGCATTCTCCGCCTTGTCCCCGAACCCCTTCTGCATGACCGGCTTGGCGCGAGTGCAGATGATGATGTTGGTCTTGGCACGAACGATGCGGTCGATCAGCCGGCGATACTTCGGCTTCACCTCGGCCCAGGCCAGTTGCCCGAACTTCGACGGGTCGATCTCGTAGCGGCCGTTTGCGCGCTTCTGCGCCTGCTCGACAAGCCGGTCCAGCGCCTGCGCCTGCTCATCCAGCACGCCGCCGATGCCTTCCCAGGCATGGGAGAAGCTGTCCAGAATGACCACCGGCAGCTTTGCCGCCTCGGCCGCGTCGATGACCTCGATCCAGCGGTCCACGCCGAAGCCGACCAGCTCGCCGTCATCGTTGATGGCGGTGAAGTCGAAGTGCATCATTTCCGGGAACGCCTCCTTGTAGTGGAGCGCGCGCTTGTTCTCGGTGTCGACATAGCCGATCGGGGCACCCTTCTTGCCGGTCATGCTTTCGGCAATGCCGCGCGCGACGCGCAGGGCGGTGAAAGTCTTGCCGGTGCCGCTGCCGCCGGACAGGCCAAGGGCGATGGTGCGCGGCTCGGTGATTTCGTGGACGGGAATGAACCTGATGGTCATTGGGTCTGCTCCTGATAGATTTCGATGATCTTGGCGATTTTCGCCTCTGCGGCGGCGGCGGCCTCTTCGATCGCCGCCCGAATGATGTCGTCGGGGTAGACCCGGATCACGGCCATCGGCAGCTTGTCGGAGAAGCTGATGAAGTCGATCCAGTCGAGTTCGCCGACCATCAGCCCGGTCTGGTGCTGCATGATGAACTCAGACGGGATCGCGCCGGTCAGGGCATGCTCCACCACCGTCTGCACCTGATACTTCTGCTTGCGGCTCTTGCACTCGATCGCGCCGCGCGTGCCGACAGGGATGCCGTCAGGCGAATAGCCCAGCGTGAAGCCCCATTTGTCGTTGGTGATGAACCCGACTTCCTGGACAGGGCCGAACTGCTCAGCATAGCGCGCTCGCGCCTCCGCCTCGTCGTTCTGGCCACGGATCATGTCGAACGTCTGGAACAGCGGTTCAACGAAATTGGTGATCCGCTGGGCCGCCAGTTCGTAGATATGCTTCCGGCAGGCCTCGTCATCAGCGACAACATTCCATTCGCGCTGCTTGTAGGGTTCGCCGTTCTTCTTGACCCGCGTTTCCTCCTTGGGCGGCGCGTTGATGATCAGCTTCATTTCGCTGGCGGTGATCAGGCCACACCGGGCTTGCAGCCATTCCATGCTGCCCTGCTCCATGTGGTCGTGGATGACCTTGCCCACCGGCTGCTTGCGCAACGGCGCCCACGGATCACCCATAACTGGCCCGCGCTCACCTTCCGGCAACTCGCGCTGATCGGCGCCAGGATTGCGCTCACGCTTCGGGCCGGTGGCCTTCTGACGCTCTGCGCGCTCCGCCCCCAGCCCCCGCAGTTCGCGGCGGACATCAGTCAGGCAATTGAGGATGCCGCGATCAGTGTCGCCCGGCGTATCCGGGAAGACGACGAACCGACTGCTATCGCCGAAGCTGAGGACCGCGCGCGGATGCTTGCTGCCCTTCTCGAACGAAACAGCGGCACCGGGCCATTCCTCGACCTCTTTGCTGATGGCTTCGTGGTAGCTCACAGGTGCGACCCCACCAACAACCCCATCATGAAAACCACAGCCCCCGCACCGATCAGCTCGGCATAGGGAGGGTGGAGGCCGATGCGGGCGTCGCGGTTGGTCAGGGCGGCGATCGCGGCGTGGAGGGTGGAGATCATGCTGCACCGCCTTTCGCCTTGGCGATGGCGGCTCGGGCTGCGATCACTTCCGGCTCTTTCTCGGCGTCCCAAAACCCAGCGTCACCGCTTTCCACCAGACCGGTGTATTTTGCGAGAACGCCGTCCAGCGCCTCAAGCAGTTCCGGCGCAGCAGCGATCAGGCGGGCGTTGGCTTCGATAACAGGCGCCTGCTGCTTGCGCTTGGCAATCGCATGGAGAGCATCAATCGGGCCGCCCTTTTTCGTCTGCCGGTGGGATACGGGCGCGACGACACGGCAAACAGGCGTAGCATCAAACACGTCTTTGGCGTCCTTGGCGAACACGTCGCCCTTGACACCGTGAGTGTAAAAGGCGCCATGCACTACCCACGGCCCCGGCGTATGTGTTGCGTTCGTCATGCCCGGCTCTCCAGCTTCTCGCGGTGGGCGCGCTGGTGCATTTCATCCATGCTGACCGGCGGCTCGCCTTCGCACATGTCGGAAAAGGCGTCTGCCGCAGCGTCGTCCATTTCGTCCTGCGTCATCGGGCGCCAGCCATGGCCAGCGCAGTCGGCGCACTCGACCGTGAAATCGTCAGGCGAAAGATCGTCCATGCCGACGAAGCGCGAACGGCGGTTCGGGTTGACGCCGACCACTTCGCCATTTCCGTTGCAGGTCGTGCATTCGACATCGGGCACGAAGCCGTTGAGGTAATGGGTCATTTCATTGACCTTTCGCAGTAAAAGCAATTGTTCGGCCCAGTCTCCATGGAGGTATCGGCGTGGCACCGGCCGTCTGGAGAATTGGGGCAGTGCGCCTGAGTGAAATGCTCGTCGCAGGTAAATTTGCTGGCGACACAATTCGGGCAACTAGCCTGCCAGTTCGCTCCCCGGATCATGCTTCGCTCCTCACAATCCTGATGGCCATCGCCACGGAAACCACGTCCCTGCGCAGCGCATCGTTGAACTCTTCGACCGCACCCCATTCGGCTTCGGTCATTTCGCTGGTGCCGCTCACGCTGTGGTCGCAGATGGCTTCCTCGCGGATATCCTCGATCTGCTGGTGCAGGCGGTTGGCGGCCTTTTCGATATGCGGCCAGGCGGCGTCGAAGGTGCGCGGATCGCAGCCAGACAGCTCGTTCGCATCCATGTCGAACAGCGCGATCATGGCGCGGATCACGGGCTTGGCGGTCACCAGCCAGTTGCCCGCCTTCTCGGCAGCGGCTTCCAGGGCGGTTGGCGACGTTGCTTCGATGAGGGTGGCGCTGGTCATGCCCGGCGCCCCTTCATCTGGGACTGCATGGCAGCCTCGATCGCGCGGGCAGCCTTCGCAGCACCCTTCGCATTCAGGTCGTTGAGCATGTGACGATACGAGGCGGGATCAGTGGGTTCGCCCCGTTCCGC